CTGTGAAGTTCCGTTAACAAATAACTCTGCAGATGAATCAGTAACTACTACTGCAACTTTATGCGTTCCACTTCCATATATAGATGATGACACAATCTCTGTTAAAGTACGATTTGGCCTTAAAGCAAAAGAAAATCTATTATTATAATATCCTAATGAGTAATATTCATCGTTTCTTAATGTATTTGAGAAAGCCACTACATCAACAGCAATACCATTAACAACGGGAACTTCTGCATAAAGGGTAAATGGATAAGTGGTAGGAAGCGATGCACCATTAATTAAATGACAATTATCCTCATCCCTCGTCTGCGTACTTCCGTATGTTGGGATGTAGGAGGTTGGGTAAGAGCCTTGTTCTATTTGTGCGCCATAGATATAATAATCAACTGCAGCGCCACTATAAAAAGATACTCGCACCCAAAGGCTTGTACACCCCGCTGGGGTTGTAAACGATATTTCTTGCCTTTTATATTCCGTATTGCTTATAACTGGCCAATCTCCCAAATCAATTACTGCGTTATTTGAAGCATCTCTAATACTATATTTTGGTGTTTGTGAACCACTTGTTACTTTGCCATACCAAGAGAATGTGTAAGATGTGTTTTCAGTTACTGAAATGTTTCGGTATTCAAGACCTTCATTGTGGTCAACTGATGTTACTCTTGTCGCATTATCAACGCCTTCGGGTGAAGTGTCTGCATTTGATTGAATGCTTGTTCCAGCTATCAAATTCCATCCCGTTCCAAAATACTCCGACTGCGTTATAAGATTCGTCCTACTTGGCTCCAATAAAAGAGAGGGGCAAGAAGCATCTGTATAATCCAAGCGAGGCATATTATCTGTTAACCCTCCGTACACAGGTGCTGTGGTAGTCTCTAAATAGGATTGAGCAACAAGGCCTGGGTTGAGCTGTGCGTCTTGAATCAGGACACCTGATGTACCATCTCCTGCATAAGCTGTGTTTACTGCATCAATTTGTACAAAAAATTGAATTCTTAAATTTCCAGACGGAGAATCTTTAGCAACATCAATTCTATACCACCCATTTTCTATTCTTGTTATATTTGTGCCAATAGGTGTGCCAGATTCCAATACAATAGTTCCGCTTGTAGGATTTCCAGTTGAAACATCAAAAGCTACGCTTCCAGAAGAATTGTTGATTTTTAAAAAATCATAACCATTTGCTTTAGCATATATAGAAGCGGTAAATACACCACCACTACTTGAATAGTCTAAATACATTCTATGACTATTGGTACTATTTGTAGCTGGTATTAAATTCCAAGCATTATTAGAACCATCATACCCTGCTTGACCTCCTATTACACTTGTGCTGCTTTTTGTCCAAACAGCATCCGAGAAAGTATTACTCTGCTCAAGTAGATTGACAATCTCCTTCTTGATGTATCCATCCTCACCTACTCTCGTAGCAGTGTCTGTCCCTCTACTAAAAGTAAAGTCACCACTCCTATCCGTAGGCTTTAAACTATATAGCTTGCCCTCCTCGTATGCGTGAGGTAGCATCACCAAAGATGCCTTTTCAAATGCGTTACTCATATTATGCTATTTGTATTGCAGTAAGTTCATTGTAAGAGTCTAACAAACAACTCTTCGCCTCTATAGTAGCCGTATTAGGGATATCACTAAGCAAGAATGCCAATAACCCCGTCTCTGAATTGATAGCCTGCATCTTGTCAAAGAATGCATCCACACAAGCATAAGCCTCAACTACACCTCCATCATCAATAATACGGTCACCCGAATCGTTAAAACCAATTCTAATAGTATCGTTTAAGTATCCCGATGTAGTGAATAGGTATGAAGCCGTGCCAATAGCAGTAGCATTAGCCAAGAACCCTCTACCGTTATTGAAGAAGTAAGGCATTATTCAAAGATTGTTTGATCCGTAAATGGCGTTTTGTCATCAAGCACCAATGAAGCAATACCGCTTTCGGTGGTTAGTGTGATGTTTACGAAAGACTTCTCAGATACACCCGTACCAGAGTTAGCCTCGTAGTTCATTGTTAGTCCATCCAACCATCCCGAAATAGTTACAGTATCATTGTTGTGTAGTAGTACACAAACGATATCTTCTCTGCGAGACATAAAGTCAATCTTGTTAACCTTATTGTCTACAGCGGGAGCTTGAATAGTTATGTTAGTTGAAACAACACCTAAGCCATTAGATGTGTTTTTATTTTCTGTAAAGGTGGTAGTACCATCCTTTGGGTTGTGTTCAAATACTACTTCGTTTGCAGTGTCCACAGTAGTAACCACTGTGTCATCAGTAGGATCAAAGGTAACTGTAAGGTCGCTTTGAAGAAGTAGGATAGCTTTTTTGATACCTCCTGTAACTCTCTTAGAGCAGTTGATATCAATGTCGCTTAGTAAGATAGAGCAGTTGAAGGCCATCGTATGTTATTTTATATTAAAAAGGGGAGAGGATTCCTCCACTCCCCCTTGTTATAATTTACAAGATTGCTATTAAGCAGTTGCAGTTGCAAAGTCAGCAGAGTCGATGCTGTAAGACAATCCGTTCTCCTCACCTGTTAGAGTAAGTTGGAAACGGTTTTTCTCACCACGACCAGTTCCTGAATTGCCGTCTACACTTGAAGCGTAAAGACCGTAGTCCAAACCACTAACGTGGTAAGTACCAGCAGCAGTCTTAACCCAAGCAACCAATTCAGCACCACCTTTAGCAATTTGATCCAAAGCAGTGATTTTAGAAGCATCCATCTTAGGAAGCTCTACAGAGATAGTAGGAACAGTAGTAGTTGTTCCATCAGCGTTCACAGTCTTTACTTCGCTGAATACAGAGAAACCATCTTTCAAGTTGAAAGAAAGCTCTACAACATCAGAAGCAGCACCACTAACAGCAGAGATAACACGAGTAGATGCGTTAGCAGTTACTACAGCGTCAGCAGCAGCCTTAGAAGAGACGTGAAGCTCAATAATACCACCAATACCCAAGTCATCACAAGAGTAAGCGATATCAGTAAGAGTTACAGTACAAGCCATTTGTTATAAGGTATTAAAGGAAGGGCACAAGGCCCTTCCGTTATTATTTAATTATTATGCGAAGTTCTTAGCGTAAACGATTTCCTCACCCTTCAAGTAAGAGAAACCTAACTTGAACTGACCCCAAATCTTGTCTGAGCTTAGTTCAGCTTCGTACTTCATATCGATAGCACGAACATCGTTGTAGTCATCAGTCAACATAACCAAGTTCTGTGGAGCAGCGATGATGAACTCGTTAGCAGGCAAAGAAGCGAAGTGAGCTACTTCCATACCGTAGTAAGAAGGAATACCACCTTCAACAACACCTTGAGGAGTAGTAGTGTACAAACCAGCGATAGCGATTTGGTAAGCTTGCATTGCAGCAGTTCCCAAGAAGTAAGTAGGTTTGAAGTCACGGTCAGCATCTCCGTAAACAGCAGCCAACATAACGTCACTCATAGACTCGTAAGCACCTTCCATCAAGCTAAGGATGTTAGTAGAAGAAATAGTAGCGTTAGTGTCAAAGTCAATTACGTCTGCATCAGCAGCCATCTCAGTAGTCAACTCAGTACCAGCCAATTCAAGAGCCTTCTGAGCAGATAGTTTTGCGAAGTAGTCAAATACCCAGTCTTTGAATTCAGCATCCATAGTCTCAGGGTTGTGCTGACCTTTCTTCAACAACAATCCACGGTAAGAAGACTCAAGAGCATCCTTACAGTTCAAGAAAGCCCACTTGTAGGTTTCAACAGTCATCTCTTTTTCACCTACTGAAGCAGTAGATTGAGAATCAAATACACAAAGGTCGTTACCGAAAGTCAATGAAGCATCGAAGATAGGTACGTTTACTTTAGCTTTAACACCGTCAATTAGACGGAAGCGGTTCAATACAGCCGCTGATTTTACCATTGCATCGATGAACAAATCTGGACGTCTGTCACCGTATGGCAAGTTTGAAATAGTTACACTCATTTTATGTAAGTTTTAAAAAGGGTTCGTTTTACTTAATTTACAATAATTACTTGCGATTGAAGAAGTTATTGATCAGGTTCACTTTTTCAGGAGTGATTGCATCAAAAACTACTGTTTTGTCCTCAACTGTCTCAGCTACTTCCTCAGCCTTTTGTTCAGCAGCAAATTGCTCCTCAACTTCCAACTGATTGGTTTCTTCCTCAGCCTCAAAGTTTTCCTCTACTTCTGCATCAGCAGCAGCAAATTCCTCTTCAATGTTCTCAGCAACTTCTTCAGTAGCCTCGTACATCTTCTCTTTGTCTTCAGTCATTTTCTCTTCGTCACCTTTGTCTTCTTCTGCACTCATTTCTTGAGATACACCCATAGACTCGATGTGCTTTTGAATCATTTCGATAGCACCCTTAAGGTCTTCAACGCCACCGAACTTCTCTTCAATAGATGTCACAGCTTCAAGGAGTACGTTGTTCTCGTTCTCCAAAGCTTCGATTCTTGCCTCGTACTTGTTAGCCATTGCCTCAAATTGAGCCTCTAACTTACCAAGTTCTTTGGCGAAAGCAAATTCGTTCATTTGTTTTTCGTTATTTGTTGGTTTAATATCAGCTTTGATTTCGATAGAGAATCCATTGATATCTCCATTCTTAATCGAAGTAAATAATTCGTCAGACTCAATCTTAGCCTTTACGAATACGGTTCCGTTTGGAAGGTCGTAGCCATAGTCCTTAGACTTATCGTTCTCGCTCTCCTTCATCCAAAC